CGTGGCGTCCGCCCCTAGCGCCCGCCGCGCCTCGGCGCGGGTAATCACGCCCGATTGGTAGGCGCCCCCGGTGGTCTTGGTCTTTTGGTCAGTGTCATCCATCAGCGCAACAACGCCGGACGTGTCCAACTCCAACGACAAATCATAGTCCCCGTATGCGCCATGAAGGACCGATTTTTCAATGGCCTTCACAATGACCATCAGTAGCGGCAAAGTGCAATTATGCCAAGTTGCGTCTATTGCTTCGCCAAGGTTGGCATACGTCTTGTTGGCCGACGCCATGCCACGCGCCACCGGGTCAGCCCCGAACGCGGCGCAAATCCGCGAAACGAAAATCGCCCCCATGACTTCGATTCCCATATCGTCCGGCGACGTGCCGATATTTTGAATTTTCGCCGGGAAGTTGGGCGCAATGATTCCGCCGGCCGCGTCCCCGGTCATTTGCCGCGTGAGTTGGTCGACCGCATCTTCCCAACTGGCCGGGTCCAGGTTCCATGAATCCCCTTCGGGCGTCATCGATACGGCGGCCGTCCCAAAGTTTATAAGCGTGGCGGCGTTGAACCGGGCGACCCAGGTGTCGCCAGCCACTTCGCGAATCATGGACGAAAGCGGCGATATGCCCCGGGATTGGTCTTGCGGGTCAATTCCCAACTTCGGATGCAAAACCTGGACGGCGGGAATTTGATACTTCTTCCCGTTCGGGCTTCGATATTCGTAATGCGTCGTCAACGCAACGTGCGTCGGGTCCAGCGAAATCGGCGACGTGTACGCCATCGGCAAGTATTGGAAAGCGCCGGGGACATTCGCCAACTTGGTCGGAATCATATTCGCGTACCCGTTGCCGCCGACCATCAGGTCCATAAGCCAAGCGGATAACATGGCGTCCCAACTGTGGTCGGTCGACGGGTTCCGCAAAAGTTCATTTATGGGATGGTCGTCCCGGCGTTCCCCCTTGGAGTTGACGACGACCACTTTGGCTTGCGACGCCGACCGGGAAATATGGGCGTGTAGCGCTGCAACGATTGCGTTGTCGCGCAAGGTGCCGACGTATTTGGCGAAATCGATTTCGCTTGCGGGCGTGTACGCGCGGAATCCAAAACGCCCGGTACGCGAAGACGACCGCGAAACTTCGACGGGCGTTCCGCCGGTGAATAATGCCGCCAACCGGCGAAATACGTTCATGGTCGCCCTTTGAAGACGAATCAGCGCCCGCGCGAAACGCGGCGTACACTGGCCTTGCGCGTGTTGGCGCGGTCGTTCACGGCGTCGGCCCGCGGGTCAGCTTTGTCATCCTATTCTTCTTCCTTCGGGTCTTCGGAATACTTGCCTAGTTCGTTCAGAAACGGCTTGTTCCATTCCCCTTCGACAATGAACACGTTTCCGGCGTTGACTTCTTCTTGCGCCCGCCGCGCGCGCATGGCCTTTTTTCCACGGACTTGGTGCAACCGAACGCGAACCAAGTTCCCGTAAGTTTGGCGCATGAACCGGGCCAGCGTCGCCGCCCAATGTTTGCCAGCCGCGCCCGGGTCAACCGGCAATAAATGGTCGACCGCGTCGCCGTATTCGTCGGTTACTTCGGCGCGGAATTGAACCAGTCCGTTATAGAACCCTTCGGTTTCCACCTGTTTTCGCCATACGTTCAAAACGTACACGTTCCCATTCTCAGCGAACCCGACCGCCATAAAGACCGAGTAGTCCCCGGCGCCTTCGGTCGCGGCCATGTCGCACGTAATGACCACCGACACCAAACCGGGCACGTCGTCGATTGCAACCGTGCGGATGCGTTCAGTAATGAAGAACCGCCCCGTTCCCCGTTTGACGTCATGTTGCGATTCGCGCATAAAGGCTTCGAAGCCTTGTTGGTTGATTTGGCGTTGGCACGTGGCCAGGTCTTGCCCCAACCATGTCGGCGTACCACCGGTGATAACCCATTGATTCCGCCCGTCCCCTTGGTCCCGCAATTCGCATTGAAGGTCCAGCACCGCCGGTTCCATCGGGCCGCATTGCCGGTCCATCAACCATTCGCATTTGTCCGAATAGAGTTCGGCCATTAACCCGCCTTCGTGAATGAGGTTTTGCACGAAGACGACGCGGCAATCTGGACCGCCGGCCGGAATGATGGTTTGTGTCACCGTGCGGCGCTTCTTATTGACCGTGGTTTCGGTGTCTTCGCGGTCGTCGATGTCGTCCAGGACAATCAGGTCCGGACGGAATTCGTCCAGTTTGATACCACGCGCCCCGGTGTCCAAACCCAGCGCCGCCACGTTAAACCCGTCGGCGGTTCGAAGTTGATTCCGCCGCCAACCCTTCGGGGCGCCGGTCTTCCCCACGGCGGGCGATGCACCAAGCCGGGTCAGGTTGGTTGCTATGGCCTGGACGTGGTTGTCGGCTTGTTCTTGCGTTGCCGATACGTACAACACGAACCGGCGAAACGGCCGCCGCCGCGCCCCAATCCATGCCGTTCCTTCTTCGATGGTCGAAGACTTGGCCCCGCCGCGCCCCCAACATTCCACCAAATCGCGCGGTTGGGCGTCCGGGTCCCCAAGCGATTCGAACCAACGCCATACCCGGATATGGCGTTCGGCCATATGCTTAAACCCACGCCATCGGACGTATTCTTCCCATTCGCGTCGGGCAAGTTCCCGGTTTACGTCATCGAAGGAAAGTTCATTTACCGGAATCGTCAACGTCTTCGACCTTCATTTTTTCCATCAGCGCCCGAAGGGTTTTCAGTTCCTTCGTCGTCAACCGCGCGACGTCAAACCGGTGGTTTACGTTAATGTCCAACGAACCTTGAACGACCAATTTGTCGGCGCCGTCTTGGTCCACTTGGCGAATCAGTTCACGAATGGCCGGGATGTTGCCTTTTCGGGCCGCCTTAATGACCGCCTGAACAATCGCTTCCAAATTGCCGCCCAACTCCAATTGGCGGCGCATTTCGTTTCGAATGCTAAAACACCCGCGCGGCCGGCCGGGTCCGGGGCCGTCCAGCAATTGCCCGCCATGTTTGCCGGGGCGCATCTTGCGCGGTGGTTTCGGGTCGGTTGTCGCCACTGGCCTTATTGTGACGCAAGGCGGGCGCGTTCGGAAAATTGGCCCCGCGCGTTCCAGGAAAGACCGACCAAGTCGAAACGGCGGGGATGAGCCGGTATTTAACCGGTCCCGATAGTACCACCAAAAAAAATCCCGGCGCCGACCGGGGAGGTCGGCAACCGGGGACGTTGGTTTGCTCTGGCTTCGGCTTGTTGCCGTGCGTTGATTATCCTAGAACCGGATACCGAAAGTCAACCCGACGCCGGCGTCCGGCTTGGTGCCTTGAATGCCAAGGACGAAGACGCCCACGCCAAGGCGGAACGGGTCCAAGAAATCGGTTTCCCATTGAAGGCCAACGCCGAACGCCGGCGCCCCGCCCACCGCCAAGGTTTCGTATCCGGCCAATGCGTTAAGGTTCAGGCCCCGAATGCCCCGGACGTCGCGGGCAACCGTGTAAAGGTTGGCGGTCACGTATTCCCGCCCGGATAAAGTGCGGTTGAAGGTGAATTGGTACGCGCCCGGTTCCGGGGCGTCAACCTGCCCCATGGCGTGAATCATGGGCGGCGGCTGCAACTGGCCACCATAGGCCAAGGCGCCGGACGGCACGGCCAGGACGAAGAAAGCGGCAAGAATGGCGGGGAAGAATCGGCGTAACATCGTATCAACTCGCAACCGGTAAAGACGGCGCGCCGGGAATTGTGAACCCGGTTGCCGTGGCAAGTCCAGCGAGTGCCCCCATAAGCGCCCCATTCCACCAACGGCGGCCAGCGACGGCCATGTCGAAATCAGGTTTTGGGGCGTCCGGTCGGTCGGTGGCCGGCAATTCGGACCACGCGGCGTAAAGCCGGGCATAAGCGGCGAAGCTCATATAATCGACCCGCATGGCCGAAACCAGGCCAGCAATGGCGCCCATGGCAACGGTCAGCAAAACGGCGTAAATGCGTTCTTGCATGACCGTTGAAGACGGCGGGTAGCGTGGTCACCGCCCGCGAAGTTCATGGACCAAGGCGTCGACCGTTGCTTTGAGTCCGGCATAGTCGACCGTTACTTTATGGACTTCTTCGCGCAACGCCCGGATTTCGCGCAAGATTTCCCGCGTCGTTTGGGCGTCACTCTTGGCCGTGGTTTCGAGGCGTGACACCCGGCCACCGAGCGTAATAAGCCAACCGATGACCAAGGTTGCTTGCGACACCGCGAAAATGATAACGGACGGATTGTTCGCCAGGTTCACGCCTTGCCCCCGTTGCCAGTATGAACGTTCAGGACGCCCGCCCGGTAGGTGAACGCCCAATCTAGCACGGCGTTAATGTCGG